TGTGTTACTAACAGACTTATCTTCCGTAGTATTGTTACTCGACACCGTACTGCCATCGCCGTTGAAAGTATTTAAACTACCTTCTTGAGCGTTATCGGCATGGGAAAACCCTGCGACAAACAGTATGATGTATAAATATCTACGCACTACCTGTACCTAGCTGTCTTCTTGGCTACTTTTTTAGGCTGTTTACTAAACTGCTTGCCCGCTTTCGTATCCTTACGTTTTTTAGCACTAGTTTTTGCATACTCTTTTTTACTAAGGGCTTCTCTAGCCTTCTTGGGTAGATATCTTTCGCCCGTAGCTTTAGCGCCTTGGGTACTGTTCTTTCCTGACTTAGTACCCCACTTCTCTTTAGTCCATTTTTTTAGGCTTTTCTGCGATTTTTTAAGAGGCATTACTTCTTACCCTTTGCTTTCATCTGAGCCTTTTTAGACAGGTCTTTTAGGTGGAATAGCTTCACGCTTGTTTTAGTGTGAGACTTATTAGTATGCAATTCACCATTAGGCATTTTATGTGTACTGCCTTTGTGTTCAGTACCATCTCTTTTATAATGTTTAACGCCTTTCATCTATAACCTCCGCCTTTAGCCTTATATTCTTTAGCAAGCATCTGCGCTTTCCTAGCTGACCATTGGCCCGGTTTTCCGCCCTTTCCACCTGCTTTGATCCTGTTAAACAAGTTCTTCCGCATAGTAGGCTTAGTATAGTTACCGGCCTTGTTTACCGTAGATTTTTTAGCGGGCATTAGTATTTACCCATTTTCATCGGTTTCTTTTTAGGTTTAGCTTTAGCTTTGGTTTTCTTCTTAGTGGGTCTACCTACTTTACTACCGTATGTACCTTTACCGTATGGCATAATAGTTTCTCCCTACCATTTAGATTTATTTGCCCAATAAGCCGCAGACATTTTTCCTTTGGCTATATTCTTAGCGTGTCGCGCTTTAAAAGATTTACGTTTTGCTTTCATCCTAGCAGACTCACCCGCTTTAGGCTTACCTGCTGTACTTGCACCCTGCTCGCCGTAGCGGATAGTCTTAATCTTATCACCTTCTTTAGCCACTACAATGTGCGACTTCTTCGGGTGATTAGGTGTCCGTTTCGGTTTATTATAGCCCGACACTCCAGCTCGGGCTAATCGTGGGTCTTTCTTCGATGGCATAGATCACCTCTTAGAGGATATCTCCTCGTAGTCTTTTTAATGTAGCTTCTGGCAACGAGTTAAACTCATCTTCAGTCATGTTATTAATGTCGTACTGACTTTCGCCTTTAGCAGCAGAGCTTTCACCCGGCATCTCGGGCGGTTGTGATTCTGCAGCTTTTAGCTTGCGGCTGACTTCTTTACGCTTCTTAGCCACTTCATCGGCGGCGTTAGGCGTGCTTGCTAATGCTGGAGTCTCCTCTGCATTATCTACCAAATCGTACTCTCGTACAACGAACCTAGCTGCTTTAGATAGTGCCGCTACGGGGTTCTCACCTTTCATCATAAATGCATCTCGTAGCTCAACAACTTCGTTTGTCAGAGTTTCATCGTACTGGTCAGACGCCCTGTTAAACTGTGGGAATGCACTCTCTAATTGGCTGGCAGCTTGTTGCAATGCGTTAGCTTCTCTATCTTGTGAAACTGTCTTAGTCATCTTTTGAGTCATTTCAAACTCAATCTGTGCCCTTTCGGCTTTTCGGATTTCGGTTCTAACGGCCGTTGCTTTCTCTACCTCTCCATCAAGCAAAGCATTTTGATATTCAACTTCTTTAGCGGCAAAGTCGTACTCTTCAGGAGCTTCCTCTTCTGCTGCTTGCGAAGCCCGCATATCTTCTAACTGCTTCTGTAGTTCTTTCTGCTTAGCGAGTACCTCGTCCAGTCTTGACTTAGGAACCATCGGCTTTTTAGCTTTAGGTTCAGTAGGCTTTTCTTCTACTTCAGGTTCTGGCTCTGGTTCTTTTAGAGCTTCCGGCTCCTCCTCAGACTCTGCTTCAGGTTCAACATCTTCTGCAGGCTCCTCGGTCTCTTCTTCGGCCACAACTTCTTCGGATTCTTCGGCGACAGTCTCTTCAACAGTTTCCTCCTCTTTGGCTTCTGGCTCGTCTGGGAAACTTAAGTCGATAGCGGGTGCGTCATCATCTTCAATTGGGTCAGCTCCCGGCATTACGTCGAACGTAGTTGTGTTTACATTTTCGTCTTTATCATCACTCATATCAATGTCCTATTGGTTGTTGGTGGTTCTAATGTTAGGTATGTCCACCTGTTGGGGTTTAGCTGCTTCTTTCTTCGCGGCAGTCTGCATAGCAGTAGCAGCTATGCGAGTTGCAGCATTAGTTTGAGATTGATTTGTCCTAGTCTGATTAGTAAGGGCAGATAATTCTCTACGCAACTCTAGCTCTTGTTGCTTCATACCAATCTTAGCTTGTAGCTCTTGCATACGCATTTGAGGATCAGTAACTTCTGCACTCTGTACTTTAGAAATATTAACGGCCGCTTCTGATTGTAGCTTCTGAACTTCTGCTTGCATCTTAGCCAACTCTAGCTGTACTTGCTGCATTTGAATCTCTTGCTGCATAGCCGCTGCTTGCATCTGTTCTTCTGACTGCTCTACACCTGTCATCATACGTATACGTTTAGCAAGTTCGCCTTTACGAGCTAGATGCGAATACTCGATGATTGCGTCATCAGGAATACTAACACCGACTTGTCGTAGGTTGAGAGCTTCAGCAAACTGAACTTCATCAAAGCTATCGCGTGCTGGAGCAGTAGCTACAACAACATCGTACTCGCCTATAGTTAAGTTGTTAATGATTTCACCCTCTGGAGTCATCTGATTAACGACCATTTCTTCGCGTGGCTTCATGGGGTCATCTTCATTAGTAACCTGAATAACGCGCTGTTCTGTGTAGAACCCTTGAACAAGATCAAGGATACGTTCTGCTAGATATTGACGCGACTTACGTAGGTTATCTAGTGGCACTTGGATCATAACTGCGCCACGGTTTTGCTTAGCCTGAATAGCTACGCCTGATACTTCGGCACTATCTGTGCCTAGCATTGAGTCATTGATACCTGAGATGCTTTGGATATTCGCTTGTGCTTTTTGGGCGATGCGATCCAAACCAGTTGGGATACTATTAGGGTTGATCTTAGTTGGGGGTGTAGAACCTCTGTTGTATTCAAGAACAAGGCCTGTCTCTGCGCCGTGCTCCTCGAGGTCGTCTGCCGTCATACCAACCAGTGAGCCTGACTCTACCATCCAGCCACTGTTAGCTGTGGTGTTAACAATGTGTAACTCTTGCGAAGCAATTTTATTTAGCTGCTCTTGCGGTGATAGAAGGTTGCGAACCATACCAAAAGGTTTACCGCGTCTAAAGTAGGCGAAAAACGGTATAATTGTAAAGTCTCGATATGGAGACCAATCATCGTGCAGCACAACGTGGTCACATGTTACTGTCCAACGTACCTTCTTTATCATCTTACTAATAATGTTTAAGCCGTACTGCTTAGCAAATTTTTTCTTTTTCTGATCTGACCAAGTAGTTGGAGAGTGTCTTTGATCGCCTGTATTGGGGTCAACGAAGAAGTCACAACGTGATAGTTTCTTATGCTGACGCTCAATCACTCGAAGTGAACGTACGTTGCGGTACTCATCGTCTCCCGGAACATCTGCCCCGAAGTAATCGTCACTTGGATCAAGGTCACCGAATCGTGTCTCTTCGTACTCGATAGAGTCTCGTCCAAAACTACTGCCGTTCTCAGCGATGAAACGTAAGTCTTCAGCTTTCTTCTTACCGTATAGCTCTTCGATCTCATCGAGGGTCATCCACTTAGTTTCAAAGACCTCGTTCCAGTTTTTAGGGTCAGCATCTTTGGCATCTGGATCGATGAGGATGTCTAGTGGGTCTTTGGCAGTGATTCGAACCTCGCCTTCGACATGGTCTGAAAAGTCCATACGCGCATCAAAGTAACCACGACCGTCCATAATAAGACCGTCGCTAAATACTTGCTGCTCAACCCAATCCAGCTTGTTACTGTCTGCAATCTGCATATATAACTTAGTAAGGGTATGCGCTACTTCTTCGTCGCCACCTCTGCGTGGTTTGAACTTAATGTCCGCTCTTCGTGATGACTGCTCACCGAGTACAGTATTAATAGTAGGCAGTACTGTATTAATAGTAAGTGCTGGACGGCCTTCTGCTTCTAACGACATTTTGTCGTAGTCGTCCCACTGATCACCTGAATAATAGGCATCACATTTTTTAGCCATATCGATGTAGTCAAGATGGCCGTTGTCTCGGGCTCGTTCATAACGGTCCCACTGCGCTCGTGCTATTTCTTGCTGTTTGGCAGAACTTAGCTTCTTCATATTTTATACACTCATCGGTGATCTGTCTTTAACTTAGGCGCTTGCCCAAGCGATGGGGGTTCATAAAAATCATACTTAATTGCTGATAATGCTTTCTTTGGGTCATAGGACTGAGTTTCGTGGTTCATCCTTGGCCAGATGTTTGCTGGGTGGTTCTCTATAGGAACGCCCATGTCTGCCGGTACAACAGGGATTTCGCCAGATCTAATTAGTGGCTCCCATTTTTTTCGGGCTTCTCCCATAGTAAGGTTTTTTCCCGTTTCGCGATCATAGAAAGGGACGGTGGCGATATAACCATCGACTTCTAGCCCTCTAGCAAGTACCGTAGTTGGCGTCCCGTCTTCGTTGCGACGGGCTTTCTTCAGGGCAAGCGTGTCTTCGTGATACTTGTTTACGAATTCGAGGTAATCATTCGCCTTATTTGTAACTCTAAAACCGCTCATCTTATGCACTCATTGGTGATTTATCACGTTTTGTATTAAACATCGTTGGTAACTTATCTCTCCACGACGGTATATGCTGTACTGGCGCCTCATACGTAGCAAACTCGGTCATCATAAGGCCTAGCCAAGCTAAAGCATCCACCTGATCATCGTGTATCCCATTAGGGAAACGCAGTAACTCAGCCACTAATGGGCCAGTAAACTGCGAATCGCTAGGCATGAACACCATACCTTGTTGCATTCTACCTTGTATTGCACGGGCTCTAGCCTCTTTATCCCTACGACCTGTTTTTAGGTCCTTAAAATAAGCTTCGTGTAACCCTCGTTCGCGGACACGTTTCTCCAAGAATGGGCCTAATGCCATCTCGATATGACCTTTCTCAATGCCAATGATAGATGGCCGCCATTCTTCGTAGAGGTCAAGTATCCGTTCTACGATTTCAAATCCGTCAAACTTACCTCTGACAACATCAACAACGAACATATTATCTTCGGCGTCTACTCCTATAACCATACCTACTGTATAGTCATTGCGATCACGTTTACCAATTGCCAAATCCCACGCGCAATAGTAACGCATCTCGTCTAGATCCGCCTCTTCATAGTTGAAGTATTGAATCATGTCCCTTGTAAAATAATCACCGTCATCAGCCACTGGGTTCTGCTGATATAGAGCTGACCAATCTCTGGGGCCAACTGCTTTCTCAATTCTAGACAAGGCTACTTCATCGTAGCGCTCTCTATGTAACGGCTCGCCTGCTTTACGGAACTCTTCATCAACTTCAGCTCTTGCTGGATAGTTGACAACTTCCCACTGTTCGCCGTTATTGTCAGCGGCCTTTAAGAGCCGCCCCGCCAGATCATCATCATGCCAACGAGTAAGGATAACAAGTACGCCACCTCCCGGAGCAAGTCGGGTATAAGCGGTAGATGTGTACCAATCCCAAGAGGAATCTCTAGCATTTTGTGACTCTGCCTCGTCTCTGTTCTTTACTGGATCATCAATAACCAGTACGTGTGCACCCTTACCTGTTATACCACCGCCGACACCAGCAGCAACAAAGCCACCGCCATCAGAAGTAAGCCAAGCTTCCGCTGATTGGCTGTCTGGGTCAAGTCTAGTTGTGAACGCAGTTTTGTAAGTTGGTTCACGCAAGAGTTGACGGACTTTACGACTGAATCCCATAGCGAGCGAACCAGAGTACGAACAGCTAATAAACTCGTGTTGAGGGTGACGACCAAGATGCCAAGCTGGGAAAGCAACTGAAGCAAGCGTGCTTTTACCGTGTCTAGGCGGCATAAAGAGCATAAGTCTTGGAGACTTTTTCTCAGCGACATCTTTAGAGAATTTTTCAAGACGGTTACAAATGTCTTTATGGACCCAGCCTGCTTGGTAGTCTGGGTTGAATCGCTCAACGAAAGGGAGTAATCTTTTCCTTGTGAGGAACCTGAGCGCGAGTTCTGCTTTTGCTTTTTCTTCAACTGAAACCTCCTCTGCCGTAATGACAGGTTGTTCAACATCGCTTGGTGTCGGTAGTGCTTCTGCATAGTCTGCCTTACAATAAACGCAGACGTTGTCATCTCCCGAGTAAAGCGTAATCGGGTGCAACTTCTTACAACGGATGCACGTTTTCTTTTCTACCACTACTAATTTTTCGGTACTGGCGCTGTGTATACTTTACGGTTGCGACTTTTGTGTTCGGCTAGCGCCATTTTTAAGAAGTCTTGCTCAGCTTTCTTACGTTTAGCCGCACCTTCTTTAGTTTTACTGGTTTTCATGCTGCCTTTGTCGCTTTTACCTTTAGCGTACATCATGGTTTAGCCCTCTGGTTCTAAGTAAGTAGTATTTTTACCTGCTATTTCTAGCAATTCTTCGTCGGAAAGCCGCTCTAGCTGCTTAGCTGTAGTGTTTAAATTAACATTAACCTGCACAG